CGCTAAGGGAATATCGCCGATTGGGATGCTTTGCAGCTTAACCCTCAGCGATAGAGACTTTCTCCGAGCTGACCTGAGCAGGTCAGAAAAAGGCTCACCTCGTGGTAACTCCGCCAGCGGTTCACGAGTTAAACGGTGTTGCGAGTTCCAGACTCGTATCACCAAGGAGACCATTGACAATGGTTTGAGAATAATTCGGGTCAAATACGGCTTGCCGTATAGTGAGTTACCGGTTCTCGAACCATGTCATCTTGACAAGTATCTCCTCTTTCTTCTAAATGGCGGACCAGGGAGGGTCCGCTGCTCGTTTCCCCGTCGGCAACTTAAAGCCGATGGAAGTGGTCTTTGTAACTTACAAAGATTAAGGAGACACGAACGCTGGGAGCTTGCTCACAGCGTTTCGTCAATTAAACGCAACCTGCCATCGGGTTGCCGTCTCCACCTTCCTTCTCCACGCCGCGATTGGGAGTCGCGTGCGTTCTCTAATCCTACTCCCACATCCGCTGCTTACTTGGACTTTGTCCGTAGTGAGTGCAAGCAGATCTTCACGCCCGGTTGGGACAGGCATTACGGTTCGTTCGTCATGAACCATTTGCCCAACCCAACGAACCGCAAATGTCATCAGCGAGCTGATAGTATTTGGCGCGGCCGCCGTGAAGAGTTTCTTACCGAGTGCCTGAATGGCGGGGAAGCCCGTCGCTTCGAGGCTCGGTACAAAGAAGTTTGCTCAGCTGGCAAGCTGAGGCCCCTATTGATATATTCAGGGGAAATTGATCTTTTAGGTCCTTTACATAAGTGCATGTACTCGCACTTAAGAAAGAAAGATTGGCTTCTTTGCGGTTCACCGACCGAGAAACGGATGGCATCTGTCTGTACCGGACGTTACCAGACCTCAGTGGACTTGGTTAATGCGACCGACGGCTTGAGTCACGACGTGGCTCTTGCGATTCTGGGTGGCGCGTGGGACGGGTCCCACGTGGTTCCTAATTCGCTGTGGCAGACTGCCGCGGCGTCGCTTTGTCCTGCCGTTCGGTGCAGTGACGGCGTATCCAGAACCGTGTCGCACGGACAGATGATGGGATCCTACCTCTCCTTCCCCCTGCTTTGCGTCCAATCTTACATCGCAGCCCGTTGGGCTTCTCGCGGTGTCGATTCCCGAATCTTGGTGAACGGCGATGACTGTGTCATTTCTGCCGACAAGAAGATTGAAGCTTCAAGCTACCCTGAGGGCTTTGAGCTCAATCTAAAGAAGACAATTCGGGCGGAGAACGTTGTCGAAGTCAATTCGACCGCTTTTCTTCGAGGGCGCGGAGGTAAGTGGAAGATGGTTCGCCATCTAAGGAGAGGTGGGGCACCTACGACTTTCTCGGGGCTGCGGCATATGGCGGCAGCGTGTGTTGATGTCACTTGGGCTTCTGCCTTCGTGAGGTCCCGAGTTGGTAGTAGGTGGAGGATGTTCCCGCGGCAGCTTGGTCTGCCATTGTCCTATCCTGGCTTCTCCAGAGAAGTCAGTTTAGGGCGAACTCGTCATTATACCGATTTGCCTGTAGAGCCCAGCTCTGTTGATGATCGGCTTAGGCCCTTAGGAAGGAGGGCTCATCCTTATGAAGAAGAAGCTACCAGGAGCTTTCTTTGGAGGGAGGGACGGGTTTGCGGGGCGAAGAGAGATACATTTGAGCTTTCTAAAGGTCAAGTGTATAGGAGTTACCAGTTCCGATCGAAGTCTAATTTGGCTCTAATCAATAGGGCTCAGAGATTCATCGGTACCCGTTCTACTTATTTGTACAGTAGAGCGGCCGCGGTCGCGTGCGGTGGTTCTTCGCGTGAGGCCGGCTTTGTCCCTAGGGACTTTGTCGACCAAGAAGAAGAAGAGGGCTGTCGACTGCTGGATCTGGTCAGAGGATTAGTTCCGCTGGTGTCGTCAGTTGCTTGAAGAGACTCCTGTGGTCTCAGGCCCGGGACACGATCTAGTATCGTTGTCGAGGGGGCTTCTTCCGGAGGGGGGTGGTGAATAGCGTAGGGGCGTTACGGGCTTATCGAGAGTATACCCTGATTATGGTTACTCGGAGGTAAGGTGGGAAGGTTGTAGGTGAGGGGAGAGCATGATTAGCGATCCCTGCCTAGCCCAACCTGCGTTTTCCCGTGGTCCGGTCCGTCAGTATTCACCCGCCAAAGGATTTGGTCAGGGTTCCGGGGGCACCGC